CAACCGTGTATTCTGGTGTGTCAGGCATTGTTGATGAGAAGTTTATGGCTCTTAATCGGGCTGGAACCTTTATTGCAAGTGATATGCCGGGTGCTAAAGTAGATCGTTTGTCTCCGGATATGCAATCAAACCTCTTTGAAGTAATCCATGAAGTAGATTCTATGTTTGCTGAAGCCTCTGGAATCTCTAATGTTTTAAGCGGAAAAGGGGAATCAGGAGTCAGATCACAGGGTCATGCTTCACAATTAGCCCGGTTAGGTTCGTCAAGAATCAAAAAACGGGCGTTAATTATTGAAGATAGCCTTGAAAAAGTCGCTACACTCTATTTAAAGCTCATGCAGGTCTATGATGACACGCATTTTGTAGATACAAACGGTAAAAAGTTTATTGCCGAACAATTTACTAAAGATTTTACAGTTAAGGTTGATGCACATAGTAATTCACCTATCTTTACGGAAGATTTGAAACAATTAGCCTTTAATCTGTTTAAAACTGGTAGCATTGACAAAGAATCTTTGCTAGACTTAGTTGAACCACCAATGAAACAATTATTGATTGAGAAGTTGCAAAAGAGGGAGAAAGAACAAGCATCAAAGCCTCCAGAGCAACATCCTGAACCAAAAAAATCTAAAAAAGAGGAGCCGGTTGGATAATGGCAACACGTAACGTACAACCTAAAGCGGATCAGCCCCGTGTCACAACAACTGGGTTAGAAAATCGTGCCAACATTCCAAGCCTTCAATACCGTGCTTCTGGTATGCAACAACCACGTAGTCAAAGCAATCGCAGTTACAGTAGCCGATTAACCAGGGGATAGTTTACTTAGGAGATAATAATGAGAAAAGCTCATAAAAAATCACGTAAAACAAGACGGTAATAATTTCCGGTGAGAAGGAAAAGGGTGTGGCTTCCTTCCCTTTAAAATAGGTCGCTGCCTCTTAAAAGGAGATGAAAATGCGTAAAGCTCGTAAAGGTCGTAAAAGCCGTAAGTAATTCGCAAGAATTATTTTGGGTGACCAACTAAACCTCCCATGGGGGAGGGAATAGAAATATATCCCCCACTTGACAAACTGATAGAAAGGTTTAATCTTTCTTAAAACTTGATAGGATTATGTAATGAGTGTACCTCCAGATCGTCTGATGGAAATGATTAGAAACCAAAAGGATAAAGCAACTCCTGGTGGTGTAACTCCTGTACCTGAAGGCGCTGGTGCAATGTCCGATGGTGGCACTCCTCCAATGGGATCACCCATGTCAACGCCTGAACCAAAGATGGGAAATCGTGAAGCAGCAATGCTCAACGTCTCAATGGCAATGGATTTGTTAGAGCAAGCCTTACCCGCTATTGGCTCCGAATCTGAAGAAGGTCAAAAATTATTAGCTGGTATTAGAACATTGACAGGTTTGATTGGTCAGAAAAAATCAAAAGTAAATGAACTTCAGCCAACTGAAATCATGCAAATGTTACAACAGTTACCTCAAGCCGGTGGTGCAACGCCTGAAGGTAAAGCAATGCAAGCAGCACCAATGATTCCTGGTATGTCACCTGGCGGTGCGCCTCCTCCCCCGATGGGCGGTGGGATGCCTCCTCCTCCTGGCGGTATGCCTCCCCCTGGCGGTATGCCCCCTCCCGGTGGTATGCCTCCTCCACCCATGTAAAAGGAAATTGAAATGGAACTTTTTAAGCCAAGAGGCGCAGCAAACCCACGTAGACCTACTGACAACAATCAGAAAAATGGTCAAATTATTAATACACCAAGATTCTCTGAATTCGGTGGCTTAACCGGTGCAACTAAAGGTGGCTACAAGAATATGATGACAATGAGTCATCCTGGTGATACAAAAAAAGTTATTTAATCTCTAAAGGGGATATGGTATGAGTTTAGAAGATATTTCATTTGAACAACGTGATGAATTGGCGATGTTAGCCAAGACATTATCTGAGAACCCTGAAACACGTAGGGATTTTTTACGCATGACAAAAAGGGTAAAACCTGATCTACCGATTCCAGAGATTGAACTGCAAGATTACGCAGAAAAGAAAATGTCTGAAATGGAAGGTCGTTTACTTGCTTCTGAAAACAAATTGCGTGAAAAAGAAGCCCGTGAAGAACTGGATAAACGCAGACAATCTTTAATTACTAAAGGTCTTGCGGGTAGTCTGGAAGATGTGGATCAGATTGAAAAAATCATGTTAGAGAAGAACATTTCCAATCACGAAACAGCAGCAGAGTATTTTGATTGGATGAAACAAGCAGCAGCGCCAACTCCAACTGGTTACAATCCAAGTGGACTTCATAAATTTGACTTGTCAAAGTATTGGAAGAATCCACAGATGGGTGCCAGAGAAGAAGCGGCAGCAGCTTTAAAAGATATTAGAAACCAAGGCAGAAAAGCCATTGGTATTTGATAGTTAGTATAGGGGATATATTAATTTTGTTTGGAGATAGATTATGCCTATAGGTGGCGGAATACTCCCACAGTCAGGAAGCTCGCAGTACAACGAATTGACTTATGTCACCCGTAGAGCGTTTATTCCTAAACTAGTGGTTCAGCTTTATAACAGCACACCCTTGATGGCTGCTTTGATTGCTAACAGTCAACAGGCTTCAGGTGGTGTATCACAAGTAACCGTGCCAGTTCAAGGCGCTCAATTTGTTAATGCTCAATGGTCTGACTATTCTGGATCGTTTAATCAGCCGTCAGTTCAACAGGGTGCTTTCAATGCAGAGTTCAACCTAAAACTGATGATTGCGCCAGTACCGTTCCTCGGAATGGAAGGTGCAGTTCAGCAAGACTATGCGATTATTCCTTTGATCGAAGCTCGTATGAATGATGCGACTAACGTGATGATGGATGCAATGGCAACAGCCTTGTACACAAACTATACCAACACTCAACAGTTCATTGGCTTGCCTGGTGCTATTGATGACGGTACAAACATGACCACATACGGTAACATCAATCGTTCAACATACACTTGGTGGAAATCAAAAGTATATGCTGCCGGTAGCGTCAACCCAACTCGTCAAAACACATTACAGTACATTTCTGGAACCGTTAAAAACGGTGCTGAAGTGCCTACGTTTGGTGTCTGCGGATTTGGTACTTGGACATTATTAGCGCAAGACTTTGTTGGTCAAGAACAGTACGTTATTACTCCCGGAAATGGTTTTGATGGCGATTCAAATGGTCCTCAAGCCGCTTTTAGAGCATTGATGGTTGCTGGTGTTCCTATTTACCCTGATCCGTATTGCCCTGAAGGTACTGTGTATTACATAAACAGTAATTACTTGTCCTTGTATATTCATGATCAAGGTTCATTTGTATTTACTGGATTTGAATCGACACTCCCGAATTGGCAGATTGGTTACGTTGGCGCAGTCTTAATGATTGCAGAATTAGTCAGCGTTAAGCCTAAGTCAATGACTAGGGTTTCAGGTTACAACTCTATTTCACTATAAGGAGAAGAAACCATGTCATTAGCATCCAATAAAATCCTGATTACTAATACCAGTACAAATACACCTGGTGCGTATCTGCAACCAGTTACTATTTCAAGTATTGGTATCGGAAGTCTAACAGCCATGAACGCTGGTACTTTAATATCTCAGTTTGTTCCTGCCGGTGTTTACATTATGCCTTTAGTCGCTGCTGCAAACGTAGCGATTGAAGTTAATACTTATGTAAACTCAACAGGCGCAGCAGTCAACAACTGGGTAACTTATATTGCCTCCAATTCTGGTGGAACCATTCTTTCTGACGGATACAATGTACGTGCAAACGCAACAGTATCAAATCAAACTATTACGCTGTATACAGCTAATGGTGGTCAGAACGTCTCTGCAACCTTTACTTAAGGGGAACAATAATGGCTAACCCAGATGCAGTAGCGCAGTATTATCTCGATAGTTTTGGGAATGGTCGTGTTGGTTATGTTCAATCTGTTTCATTAAATACAACCGGAAATGGTGTTATTACCATTCCGTTGTTAAGTGGTGGATTAACAAACTCAGGAGCAGCCGTAGGATCAGGTTCTATTATTCCTCGCAGAATTACTGTGATGGGATCAACTGGTAATATTGCTGCTGCTAACGTGTCAATTACTACATCTAGCGATGGCAACATCTCTAATGTAGTAGTTGGTAATACAGTTTTGACGGCAGTTTCGGCTGCTGGTAAATATCAAGACTTAACAATTACTTACACAGCCAATACTGCTATAACAGGATTTACGACTCAAGCCTTATATGTGAATGTAGTTACAGCAAGTAGCAATACAAATACAGCGAGTATTGCTGTTTACGGAGATGTAGTTACATTTTAATATGAGTATATTTGTTACAAATCGTTCGGATAAAAAGCTAAAGGATGGCTACGGTGGAATTTTTTATGAATTTAAAAAAGATGAAACTGTAGAAATTCCTGATGAAGTAGCTAAACATATCTTTGGTATTGATGATCTGGACAAAGAGAAATATTTGGCACGGCTTGGATGGTGTAAAACCACAAATGACCTTGAAGATGCGTTAGCAATATTAGCGCAATGGGAAATCAGTTCTGAGCCACCAAAAAAAGACCAATCGTTATCCCCGTTGGTGGAAAAAGTACCCTTGCCAACTTCTAAGAAGGCAGGGGGAAATATCCTTAAATTAGCTTAAACAATTTATATGGAATTTAGATGGCAACGCTTTCAAGCTACATTACCGATGTCCGTAGGCTTCTGCATGATGCCAATGCTAATTTCTATACGGATCAACAGCTAACTGATTACATTAATTCAGCACGGGAACGTGTTGTTCGTGATACGGGTGCTTTGCGAGAAATTGTTGTAGCTCAAACTCCTTGTCAAGTTGCACCAGGATCAACCATTAATAACGTAACGCCAGCTAATCCAACTGCTTGGGTGCCAAATACGGTTGTTACATTAAACACGTTTGTTTTTAGCAACATTTTTATTTATCAATATACAACAGCAGGAACATCCGGTTCTACTGCACCACCGTATCCAGCTTCAGGCACTAATAACTATTCAAATTACCCGCCAACTACGGCATTTGCAGATGGTACGGCACAACTTACCTATGTAGGTAACTGTGAAAACATTAGTTACGCTGCTTTGACGCAACTCATGGGTAGTTCACCGTTATCACCGAGTTCTGGCAACATTGTTTTAGACATAGTGAACATTAATTTATATTGGGGCAATACACGGGTGCCAATGGATTACTTGCCGTGGTCTGACTTTAATGCAAGACTTCGTTTTTGGCAGAATTACATTGGTCGACCACTTGCATTTAGCATTTATGGTCAACAACAGATTTATTTAGGTCCGGTACCTGATCAAATTTATCAACTTGAGATAGATTGCGTAGTTTTACCTAATGCGCTTAATTTATCTGCTTCAACATCGACAGATGTGTTGAATGATCCATATACTAAGCCTGTACAGTTTTATGCAGCGTATTTGGCTAAGTTTTATGAACAAAGTTTTGGTGAATCTGAAATT